ATGAATAGCACCACCAAGCATGAAACGTAGAGATTCAAGAGAAATTAGAGCATCTTCTAGAGTAATGGTAATTTCCTTACCATAGTCCCAAGAAATTAGCTTAGGATTGCCCCAACCACCAGTAGCATCTGTGGTCTCGGCAGTGGTCTCAATAGTAGAAACCTTTAGGGTATCTAGGAATAGAACGATGTCACCCGCATATACATTAGACTTAGGATCGTTCTCTAGGGCCTCAAAATAAACGTTGGCAACTTCCTTAATACCATACTTATCAAAAATATTAACAGCCATGTGAGTTACCTCCTATAAATCATGATTTGTCAGAGCTCGCAATGGAACGCATCCAATGCTTTAATTGATTCTTTTTCAATTTTGCACCAGCCAAAGCGGCTTGATTGTTTATATTAAACTGATCACGCCATCCCATTCTTTTCAGCTGGTCGTGAAAAGCGTAATATGTAATATTCCAAACATTTTCCATGTTTAAACCGCAGTTATCAATTGTGATACTGCCTATAAGGTCGGAGAACTTTAAATCTGACCCCTCTTGAGCAGCCTGTTTTGCTTTTGCCTTGCGAACTTTTTCTCTATTTCTTCGCATTTGCTCTTTTAATCTTCTTACTGCCGGTGGGTCGTCTTTAGAAATAATAATTTCTTCCCCTTCTTGTTCTATGAAATACATTCGTTTGAGGATACGCTGCAAATCATAAAACTTTTCCTCTGTTAATAAGTGTTTTTCTTCAATTGGCCCTATAATGATTTGCGCGGGGTCCAAAGAAAAAACAATATTTTCGTGAGTAAAAAATCTAAAAGCATCTTTTACTGTTTGATTAATCTCTGGGTCAACTGCCGTCATCATTAATAAATATTGGAAATCCGTAAGTTGTTCCATTAAATCTTTTAATTCACTATCATCAGATTTATTGATAACAGGTTTTTCCGCAATTAAAACACTTAAATACTTTTGAAAATTTGAATAACCTTCATCTACAATTTCTCCCATTTTAGCTGGATAAATCGCACATATATCATCTAAAAAAACTGGTGAGCCACGTTGAAATTTTAAAACTTCATCATCAGTTAAATTCATTAATTTTATACCTCATTGAATACCCACCAATCCAAGGCGATAATGTTAAATTATCTGCACGATAAAATTGTAGATTACCTATGCCCGCCAACGGTTGTCCATTAAACATACGATCAATTTCTTCCATAATTAAATATGGTCGCAAAGATTGTTCATTTAAAATCCACTCGTCATATGGACAGGCTATATCAAAACGAACAGTTGAAACCTTAAATTCAGGATTAAGTTGATTAACAGTGAAATCATCAAATACAGAAATAATATATGACATCTTTTCTGTGCTGTCATCAAAAACTTTAGGAACAATAAGTATTTGCTTATGAATTAAATCTATACCATCTACATCCGGTTGTTTATTACCAGTAATAGGATCAATAGACTTGAACGGATCTTTTGTTGGATATTTTAACAAACGGCAAATCTTAGGGTTTTGCATTATTTTATTTGCAATTCTAAAAGTATTATTACCCATTACGGCAAATCGTCTTTGAGTATTATTTAAATCCATTTAAACCACCTACCATAATGGAATAATTTTTATTTCTTTTGTAAATAGCTGCTCATTATAAGAAGCAGTTAAAATAATTGTTCCCAATTTATTTTTAGCATTTGCATGAATAATACATTCATTGTCAAATGAAGAAATAATTCTAGCAAGTTCATTATTAATGAAAAATTCAACAGAGGAAATATTAATATCAGAAGTGCCCTTCAATTGGTAAGTTGCTTCACGATCTAATCGTATGCTATCTGGTCCCTCAATATAACCGGTAAATTCTTGCACTTCTTCTACTTCTCCAACCGTAATGTCAATAGATTGCTTAATTTCTGGATAATTTTTTAGCTGCGCTATAATTGTAACTACGCCCTTACCAACCGCAATCAATTCTCCATCAATATTACGCACAATTTTTTTATCACTAGTTAGCCACTCTAATTCTTCATCACTCGGCTTACCATTTTTAGTAAGCGTACATACAGGATGAATGTGATCTCCCAAGTGGAAGATTTGTGTTAATGGAGGCATGTCTAAATTATATTTTGCAAGTTTATCCATATCAGCAATGTTATTTTCAACGTCATCATAGATAGAATTAATTTTACCTTCTGTCAAAGAAAGATAAATTACACCAGGAACACTTGTATGGTCATATTCTACAACCGTCCAGGATTCCTTTTCAACAATAAAATTTGTTGCTCTATCTATTGGATAACGAGGCATAAGTAATTCAGCATATTTATTAGGTTGTGGTGTAATTAGATTATTCCAAGTGCGGAAATTACCTTTTATCTTACTATCTAATGAACTAACAAAATATGACCAAGATTGTTGTAAATGTCCTTGTGCGTCAATCCATTTCATAAGATAATTACACCTTACAATCCAAAAACTTCTAAAAGTGCCATTCACTTTCTTTTCTTCTTGAATAATAATCCATTTTTCAATGCTACCATCATCAAGAGTCCAATTCATAATGTCTCCAATTAAAAGAGGAACATTATTGGCAACTTCAAGAAACATAATTTTTTCATATTCTTTATCCTTACTTGTAAGGATAATACCATCAAAATAAATCCCACGCTCAACAGATAAATTTCTTATTGTATGAGGAGATTCCGCCAACCACTTTTCAAATGACCTAATGCCACCATTACGGATACGTTCAGCGGTAGTTTCTCCCATATGATTAATGCGGGAAAAATATACATCTAAATAATTCATTCGCTATCCCTTATTTCTAGCGCGCCCACCAAATTCATACATTCAAATATAGTTTTCCTAAAATATTCATACGATAGATGGCGCAATGAATTTAACTTACCAAGAAGAGGCCAATAGTTAATACAAGTTGGCCCCAATCCTTCAAGTTCAATTATAATAGAATCAAGAAATTTTTCCCATTCACCATTCTTTTCTTTTTCACAAAGCACTCCATAAAGACGACCTTTTAACTTATTTTTATAGCCGTCAAAAGTTACATCATAAGGCATTTTTCTTACCCGCTAACTTTTTAAATAGATTCGCTGGCCGCTTTCCGCGCGAACGGTCATAAATACCCTCTGCGCGCCGCACATCATTAGCAATCGCGGCCTCCAATTTATTTAATTTATCTAAATGATTTGCTTGTGAAAAATCTTTATCTGCATAGAGCTGTCTAATATTCTCCCAACTAGCAATACAACGTTTTACCCACTCATGCTTCATATAAAGAGCAAGTAATTGAATTTCATCATTTGTTAAATCATTAACAAATTGATACATTTTTAATTCATGTGGATTATCGTCGTTGCTAGGCTCAATTTCTTCTTTCTCCAAACTAACACGCGGATACTTGAACCTAAAAATTGCGATGTTGAGGAGTTCTTGCCAATCCCGCTCTACGATTGCGAGTTCTTCCTCAAGAGTCCATTCATCCGCGGTTATTCGTGCTAGAAAGGCATCATATACCTTGAGAAAGGGTGTTGCCATATGTTACTTCTCTTCAGCTTGATGCTTTACAGAAATAGCCTGAATTACATCAACGCCGCAATATGTCTTAATTAGAGCGGTAAAAGCATTATCAGTAATGTTATTATCTACTACATACTGTACAATAGTTTCCTTCGCAGCAGAAGGCGCAATCTTGATATACTTAGCAAAAGCTGTAATATCCTTATTATCAATCATCTTAATAATTTCATCCTTATCCTTTACATTGGTAGGAGTTTCAATAACAGCACGCTCTTCCTGTACACCATCAATCTTAATGTAGCCGCCGCGAATCATATTTTGGATACCTGGCTCATACATTAAATCTTCATATTCACTTGGGGTTAGAGTAATGATACGCCCGGGCGCTAAGCTACGAGAACGTATAGTACTATTTGTAGAACCAATAACAACAGTAGCAGAACTAATATTCTTTAAAGTAATTTTTGCCATAATATTTTCCTCCTTTAACTCTAAAAGAAAAATGGGGCGGGCGAGACTCTCACCCACCCCATTGAAGTGATTTATTTATATATTTAAATTATGGATGTGCAGTGCTATAAGCAGAAGCAATAGCAGAATCTAGATTATCATTATAATCCTTCCAGCCATCAGCTTCAATGCCAGCATTGTAATAGATGCCCCAATAATTAGGAGTACCGACCATACCAATACCGACCTTTAGATAGCCCTGTAGAACGATAGAATTATCGCCCTCGTGGTCATCCCACTCACGGAAATAAGGAGAACCTTCAAAGCCTAGCTTGATTAGCTTTTCCTTACCAGCAGGAATTACATAAGCGAAAGAAGGATTCATAACTAGCTTCTCATTCTTCTCGTCAGTGTAAGACTGTGGCATTACAACAACTGGGAAGCCACGGAAGCGACCAATATAGCCACGCTCACGGACTTCAATCATATCCTGTTCAGAAATCTTAATGCCAACATTGTTTGCATCATGAGTATAAACAATAGCATTTACCATCTCAGCAGCAAATTCTGGAGAGCAGTAAATTACTGGAGAACCATAAGCAGCAACTACGTTGCAAAGCTTAACCATCGCGGCTGGATCAAAACCAGAAGCAATAACCTTATTCTTGGCTGGACGACCAGCTAGATTCCAAGAGCTTAGTAGAGTTTCCTGAACCATTTCAAAGATACGATCAGTAATACCCTGCTGAATTACTTCATAAATATCGGTCATGCTTTCTACGCCATCAAGATAGCGCTCAAAATCAACATAGCCAGCTCCGCCAATAGCCTGTGGATATACGTCAAAACGATCACGGTCTAGACGGAAGGTTTCATAGTTACCAGACTCGGTGGCACGAGTAACGAACTGACGGCCACGTTGCTTACCGCGAGTTACGCGGAACTCTAGGCGAGAACCCTGTGGAACACGAATAACTTCGCAGAACATATCTAGGGCGTTCTGGATATTCTGTGGTAGAACCTCTTCTAGGTTCTGTTCAAGTAGCTCAAATAGCTCAATCTTATTGCGACGATACTTGGAGCGACTAAAACGGCCCTTGTCATCGCAAAGTAACTTAACTAGCTCATCATGTAGAGCAGCTTCATAGTCATAATTCTCGGCAGCGAACTCAGCAGGAACCTTGCGGCCGAAAACACCATTCATTAAAATCTGTAGATTATTCATAGTTCGCACCTCCTATTATAGACTAATAATCTGATACTTAACGCCCTTTTCGCCGTTAGGTACAGTGTAATATTTTACAATGCGGCCATAAATTCCAGTATAGCCATTTGGTAGAGTCTTAACAATACGTGGAATGCTCTTTACATCATTCTGACCACTAGAAATAATAACATAAGCCTTATTAGTAGTTAAATCACCACTTAGATAAGCATCAAGGACTTCATCAGAAGTCTTTTCACTTCCAGTAGTAGTTACTGCTGGGAAATCTGTGGTATCATCGTATTGTAGGCAGTTAGTAGTAACAGTGTCACCAACACCTAAAATACCAACACGAGGATAGTCGCCGGCAATCTTGCGGCCAAAGGTCTGTAGACCATAGTGGAAAATATCATATTCCTTTTCAGTAGTATAAACAATACCAATAGGCTTATCAGTAGCAGCAGCAGGAGACTTAATTGCTCCAGCAGCCTTATCAGCAACAACCCACATACCATTCTCGCAAGGAGCATCTAGAGTGAACTCGTCACCTAGTGGGGTCTGTGAAACTACCATACCAGTCTTTGGGAAAGCTACCTGGTTTAGCTCTAGAGTAGCATATAGCTTCTCGCCTGGGCGATACTTGCTAGAATAACTATTGGCACTTGTTAGTGGAAATCTCTTCATAGCCATTTCCCTCCTTAATTTTTACGATACTTTTTCATAAGTAGAGCGAATTGTGATTCTTCAGGATCTGGTAGTGGCACTTTCATTTCTTTATCTTCACTGCCAGCGATCTTTGAATTAGCAAAAGTAATTGCTAACTTAGATTCCAATTCATCATAAGAAAAGTCCTTAGCCACTTCCTTAATTGGACTAATTTCTTCCTCACTCATTACTTTTTCATATTTTTCTACTAATTCATTCTTACGATTATTCTCGGCTTCTACTGCCTGAGCTTGGTAAGATTGTAGAGAAGTTTGTAATTGCTCGTTTTGAGCGCGTAAATTTTCAATTTCTGTATTTGCGTTTGTCTGGAACTGTTCAAGCTCGGTGATACGAGATTGGGCGTTCTCATAATTTGATTGTAATTCATTGTAGGAATTTTGTAGGTCGTTGAACTGCTGCTGGAGGGCTTCAAATTCAGAAGGTTCGTCATTTGCGGGTTCTTCAACAGCTTCATCCTCATTTTCAGCAGATTCTGTTTGTTCTTCAGCGACAGTAGTCTCTTCTGTTTCAACAGTTTCTTCAGCCTGAAATGAATCTGGTGTTTCTTCCACTTGAGGATTCTCAACTTGAGTCTCTTCAACCTGTTCTACAACTTCCTGGTTTTCAAACTCATTCATTGGTTGTTCTCCTCCTTCATTATTTTTTTCAGCCTCTTCAACTTGTGCTTTGAGGTCAAACAGAAGTGAAGAGAACTTCTCTTGTTGAGATGTATATGCGTCATCATTCTTTGAAAAGAATGAGGATACAGAAAAACAAGGTTCATGTTCACCAATAATACAGAAACCAAGCATGCTTGCTTTTGTGTAGACAAAATATTCTACATTATCAATGCGCGTCCAAGCGCCATCAATAGAATCTGGGTCTAATTCCATACTTTGATTCTGTCCAAATACTTTATTAGCTTCTTCAAAATAATTAGTGAACAAAATAATTGAGAATACAGCGTATTCTCTAATAACGCCATCTGTGTCTTCAAATGGTTCCCATCCTAAAAAACTTTCCACATAACCATAAGCGTTAGCGAGAGTAGGGCCACTATGAGAAGCCCAACTTTGTGTTTCAGGGTCGAAAAAACCAACTACTGGAGTGGTTCCCTGCGTAGCGGAATTAATAAGTTGCTCTGCTACTTTATCAGTAATGTATGAGCCATTGCGATTTCCATACTTGGTGAAAACGCGCACTTTGAGGCGGCCCAAATTAGGATTTGACTCTGAAATTCTTTCGATGGGAGAAGAGACTACAACGCTATCAAAATAAATAGGTATCTGTCTATCCATAGTCATTCTCCTTATCCTGCGGCCGCAATGTTGGCCTGAGTTTTTTCGGATTTTTCTTCATCGGGAAGTTCTGGACGACCTCCCTTATTATTTATGTCTTTGTTCTGCGAAGAACTTGAACTATTTTGTGACGAATTTCCATTTTTTCCTTCGGCAGCAACGTCAGTTCCAGAAGTAGTAAATGATGACTGTAATGGTATCATCTTTTCTGACATCTTTAAGAAGTCGTTTTCAAAATTCATAATGGCAAGCTGATCCATTTGCTTAATTCCCATAGATACACCCGCAAGCATTTTAGAGTAACCATACTGGGCTCCGCTGAAATATATACCCTGTAAATCCTTACGATTAAAAACGGTGGTAGGAAGTATCTCAAAATCAAATGTTAAACCAGTTCGCGCAAATTTTTCATTAATATGAAAACGAATCCAAGTTTCATACATATTAAGAAAACTCTGCATTAGTGCTTCATCTTTCTTAATAGCATAAGCTAGTGTAGAACTGCCATCGGCATTGAAAATTATAGAACTACGGCCTAATGCGTCGTAGGCGTTTTTCTTATACTTCTCTATGCGGTCGGCAGATTGTGTTGCGGCGGTAGTTTCTTGTAAACTTTCTAAATCAGTTTCACCAAATGTGGTAAGTACATCAACTGTGTCTATATCACTTAACATTGCGGCCACAGATGAGTGAATGTCAGCCACTTCATCCAACTGGAAAACTAGTTCACCATCAGATGTTATTGGCATCCTTTCAATAAGTAGTTTATAAAGTTCATTTTCATCACGTTTTTCTTCTCGTTTTACAGCATCCTTTAATTGTTTTAAATCTGGAATACTAGCAATTAAAGGTGGCGTGCAATCCCCAGAAAAACAAAAACATAATCCGCCAGCACCAGCGGGTATTTCTACCCAAGGGTCTAGTTTTCTATTGCTGCCTTCCCATTGCCAAAAGGCAGTTTGAACCTCTTCTGGAAAGGTTTCCACCATTTCAGCTTTTAATTCGGCACTTAGGAATTTATCAAAATAATGTAAATTAAATTCAAGGATGTTTAAATTATTCATATCCTTAAATCTAGTGCGGCAATATTCTAATGGTAATTCATGTATTACGGCCTTTTCTCCTTGTTGCCGCAAAATACCATTATAGACACCGGTTTTTAGCCATTCAGTAGTAATACGCATTAAAGCATTTGGTAAATCTAAATTATCTACAAATCTGCAAGCACTATAAAATGCTTTTAAAATTTGAGCTTTTGAGCCTTTACCTTCTTCAAATACTGGTATTACCATTGTATCATAAAGAAATAAACGCGCAAGAAAATCAATGTTATTACGGTATTCGCCATTAGTGCGATAATAATAACGGGAAAGTTCTCTTAATGCTTCTAAATCGCCTTCGCAAATTATACGCTCAATTTCTTCAAGTGTAAAATCTTCATAGCGAACCGGATCACTTGTTCGGTAGCCCCAGCGTGAATATGCTCTTTCACCGATTGGGAGTCTAGGGCCACGATTTTTTATTGCCACTTTAAAATTAGTAAAATCATATCTTTCTCTATCTTTTGCACTCACACTATTCACCCCCTATGTCTAGGACTGAAAAAGGCATATTGCCCAAAATTTCTTTTCTTTGCTTTTCGTGCCTCTTTATCTTCATAATATTTAACCCTATAAAGACAATATTCAAGAGCAGAAAAACGGTCTTTTGGGGTGGAAGCTGAAATGCGTTCTACCTTAAATTGGTTTTGAACGCCAGTAGGCTTTAACTTCAAATTATTCAATTCATCCATAAGGCGAGAAGTCATTTCATAAGGTAGCAAATAAACTCTGCGGTCATATAATGACATCTTTTTGCCGCGAATCGTTTTTAATAATTTATCTTTTACAATTCTTTCGCTGGCAAGAAAGGACACGGAACCATTATTGATTTGCGCGAAAAAATTAGAGTGGATAAGGTCATCATTTGATGAGCCGGCCTTAATATCATATATTATGGCATTTAACTCTGGCATCGGCTCATCCATTTCTTTTTTCTTATCTGGCGGTAAATGGTTTTCATCATTGAAAGTAAAATAGGCTGGAAATTTTTCTCCGGTATCTTTATTAAATGATGGAAGAACCATAGCATCAAGTAATCCAATGCCTGGGCCATTACCGTCAATGACTATCTCTCGTGGATTATATAATTGTATTAGTTTCTTCAAACGTGGCGCTTGTTCAGTAATGTAATTGGCGCCATGAATAACTTCTGTATAGACAATATTCTTTTTAAAACCATGCGAATTTGGTAATATTTTTGCTACCATAATCGCAGTATTAGCAGAATATCTAGCTACGTCTACCCCAATCATATAAAATGTGTTTGGATTTGTAGGATTTTCTTGTGCTTTACGCTCACATTTTAATAAAGTTCTGCGCTTGCTTAATCGTTTAGAATCAAGCCACGCCTCTTTACTATTACCAGTCCAAATTGATAAAGATTCACGCGCAAATGAATCTTCATTCATAGTATTGGAGTAGCGTTGGTCCATTAATGTTGCTTTATCAATTAAGCCATAATGTAAAGGCACTTCGTATGAAAGACCCCAAACAAAATATTCGTTTGGCCGCAAAACAGCATTTACCGCGCACTCAATAAGTTTGCTATACATAAATACAGTTTTCTCGCGCGCAGTAGTAATGAAAATTTGGGCGGCAGTTGGTTCTTCTGGATTTAGGGAGCCATCCACTTCGCGGCGTGCTACGTTCATTTGAGGAAGTAATACTTCATTGTAATCTTCTTCTTCAATGGTCGCACACTCCTCTAATATACCGGCAGTCGCGCGCAAACCACGGCTTGTGTCTTTTGAGACGACAGTAATCATGCTACCATTGCGGAAACGCAATTCATAGTAGTTGCCGCTCTTTTTTTCACCTTGTTGACCGCCGCTTTCACGAGTCTGTAACTCATTCTTCAACATAGGCCAATGGCGCCAAATTTCATTGAATTTAGCTTCTGCAATTTTAATAACCGTGCCTTTTACATCAGAAGAAATGAAGATGTTGGAGCCTGGTAGTAGGACCGCGCGCACAACAGAACTTAAATAAGCCGTAAAAGATTTGGAAGTAGCGCGAGTAGCAGTCCAATAGTGATAGCGGTATCGCATTGAAGCCCGAAGGGCAATACGTTGATAGAAGAATAAATGAAAATGTTTTTTATCATCTTCTGGCTGTATTGCGTCCAAAAACAAATCGGGATACAATAGCCAATAATTCAAATAAGAAGTAAAAAGTGTTTGATTATCATCAAGAAATTGTTTAGTGAGAACTACGCCTTTTTCTAGCGCAATGCCGTCACGGATAAACGTTTCCGCCATTTAAATCACCAAGAAGAGCATCTTCATCTTCATATTGGATATTTGCGGTTTCATCAAATTCTACTTCTTCATTTTCAATATTCTCTAATCGTTCTGTAAGATTGAAACGTTCGCGTTTATCTTCAACTTGTTCTGCGAAATTACCTTCATTCACTACTAGGCGGCGCAAGTAGTTTTGAATATTTTGCATACAGAAATCAACGTCATCTTTTGGTTCTGTGTGCCATTTGGGGTGCCATCCCTTTTTGCCGTAGTACACCATGAGTTCACCTACCGATTCAAAGTCTGCGGCATTCTTGGCATTGGAAGCTTCAAATTTTGCTATTTTAATTATGTTGTCGCGAGCGTCCATGTCCTTCTTTATATCAAGGCCTTCGCGCAAACCTTTCTTAATGCGCAATTCAATTTCGCAAAGATCGCGGGCGTAGTGTTGAAGGATAGGAGTTGAAACGTTCTGCGTAGCGATTATTTGATTGTAGTATTCTTCAAGAAAGAGTAATTCATCGGGTGTATAGGCGGGAGACCAAGTTTTTTTAAGTTTGCGCATTTTGGCTTCACTTAATTCTTTGATCTCTTCGTCTATTGTTTGTTCTTCGCGCGCAATACGCCATCTTTCGTTTTCATCAGACCATGATACGGAGTTGTATCTTTCATCAAGAAGCGTGTTGAAATAGGCGGAAAGCGTGCGGTCGCCATGTATTTTATAAAGCGATGCCCATTTGTCCATATCAAATGGTAAGTCTAGGTACTGACAAAGTTTATCAACTTCATTAAAGTTGTCTTGCCGCACCATTTTTTCAAGACAAGAAGTACAAATCATGGAATAGTGCCCGGGAAAGAAGGGTGATTCTGTGTGGGCAAATTCATATGATGGTTTTTCTTGCTTACATTTTAG